CCAGAACCATTTTTAAATGTACATCCAATTAGTTGGGGTACACAGCGTTTTGGTAATAGTGCTTTAGGTACTGTACCAGGACAGCGCGCAAACGGTATGTTGCATGTTTATGTTGTTAATGACATGACAGTACCAAGCGTTGCTGCTGAAGATAAATTGGTTGGGATTAATGTGTTTGTATCAGCCGGGGATGATATCACATTTAGAAACCCTCATGTTGGTCTAGATAGATCATATTGGTTTCCTGAACCACAGTCTGGAGAAGAAGTTGTACAAATGGACAAGGATAGCACGTCAGAGCCTTCCAAGCCTATGCAAGATAATTCTGAGATTGTGATGATGGACCATTTATCTAAGACTGACCCAACGGATCATGTATTCTTTGGAGAATCAATTGTGAGCATTAGATCTTTATTGAAGAGATATTGCAAGCATGAGGTAGCCATAGAAAATGGTACAGCCGGATACAGGCTTATTACCAACATTTTCCGTTCCTTTCCTCATCACATGGGATATGCACCAGCTGCTATCACACCTGTGACGGGGGGGACACAGTTGTTTAACTTTTGTCATCAAACTTACCTTAACTACTTTTCTGTAGCCTTTAAAGGTTGGCGTGGTGGCATAAGATGGAAAGTTATTCAAACTGCCTCGAAAGATCGTCGATTGGGAACTTCATCCCAGACCATTATTCGAGAACCAGGAGCTGAGAGTCCTTATCGACTCTTTACTACATCTCTCACTGGATCCTCAGATGAATGGCGAAAAATATTTCGTGAATCATGTTTAGGTACAATGGGAGGTGCTGCAGTGACATCAGACGGGATCAACCCTGCTTTGGAAATCGAGGTGCCATTTCAAGAACGTTATCGTTTTTTGAATGCGCGTCGTGCCAATCATACAGGATTTGCCTTTGATGATGATGCTGTTGATCTCCGATACAATTCTATTACGTATACGAATGCTACCGAACCAATGATTTTGGAGAAGTATGTTTCCGTAGGAGAAGATTTTTCTTTGTTCTTCTTTGTCGGTGCACCTATTCTGTAGACTGATATAGATCTTCCATCAATATAGCCCTAG